AAAATATAGAAAATTTAATTAATGAATTGGTTGGAACTACATATGAGTTGATACCCCCTATAAAAGAAATAATGAAAAAATATCTTGGAGCACAAGATGATATTAAACCGAATAGTTCTGAAGAAAGTATTTATACCTTTGAAAAGTTTAACGAAATGGTAGACGACCTCGTAAATTTAGAATTAATTGATGAAGACGAAATAGTAAATGAAGATGATAAAAAACCAACTAGACAACAAGTATATAACGACTTAATAAAACAAGGAGTGAAAAAATTTGATAGTAAAATTCTAAAAGCGTATCCTTATCTTAAAAATCCCTAAAACAAAACCCTTAAAAACAAAAACAAAACCCTTAATAGTTATTAGGAAAAAAATCCAAACGGATTTTTTTCCATTTGTGTTTGTTTGTATTTAATTATTCAAAAACCGCTCTCATCTCTTCTATCCAAACAGGGGTATCTCGTTGTGTCCATTTTAGCATTGAGTGTTTTTCAAAGAAATAATAGTCTCTATACGCCAAGATAGAATCGGTTCCTTTATACATTTCTGGCATGGCTTGTCTAGGTTGTGTGAACGGTGTAATGGGAAGGTCAGGGATATTATTTTTAAGTTCTTCAATGTAAGGTTGACATTTATGGATTTTTATAACAGTCCCTTTACTAAACCTGTAAGTGTATTCATAACACAATTCAAGAGCTAATTCTACTAACCATTTGTAGTTTTCGGCAGATTCCCGTAACCATATAGAACACGGATGGTTCATATGGGTCTTTTTGTAGGGCGGAACATAACTAGAGTTTGGATTCGGACACAAATGATGAACGGTACACAGTAGTTGACACGATTCTAGCACCATCTTGACTACGTGTTTATCCACGTGCATTCTAGCACATTCTTTCTGGATGAAACTTAGATAAAAAATATTCATTCGGGGTATGATATACATTTTTTAATCTTTGTTGATTAAAAAATTCAATTAAAATATAGAGTGTGTATTGTATTACGTGTGTGTATTGTATTACGTGTGTGTATGTTTTAATATCTCTACCTTATTTTTCACTTACCTTCTTTGTCTTCTTAACAACTGGTTTCTTTTCTGTTTCCTTTTTAGTCTTTGCTCCTTTATTGTCTTCGTTTTCCATCTCCTTCAACCACGCGTTGTATTCAGTTGTAAACTCTGTCAAGTCAGACAACCATAAATCTTTTTCAGTCTTCTTCTTAAGTGTATCTCGGTCTTTAGTCTTAGAGAGAATGTCGTTTTTGAGTTTGGTGATATTTTCTTCGGTTATATTTCTAAATTGAAGTCTTAGTAGATAGTTGTATCCAGCGTCTTTATTATTGACTTCAATCTCATCTCCGCTCTCATCGCTTTCCTTATCTTTTTCGTCTGCTTTCTTAACCTCTTTGTCGTATCCACGTTTTTCCAATTCTTTATACAAGTCAGCAGTAGGACGACTTGAACGTTTTCCGTTGGGACTTTCTATAAATAGTTTTAAGTCTCCAGACATAATCTCTTCTAAAAAGCGTCTTTTGTTTCCAAGAAACTTGAGTTCGTTTTCAAGTTGTCCGAGAAAGTGCTTTTTACGTTTGGTGTAGAATTCAAAACGGGTCTGACAGAATTCATTGATGATTTCGTCGGTGTTTTTATACTTTTTAAGTTTACCGTTTTTATCAAACATAACCATATTAGTAGTTGAGATACGAGTGAATAGTTTCAAAGTCGTTTTATTACATACCATTCCATCGGCTTCAGATATTACAAACTTTACTTTTTTAGGGGTTGAATAGTTCTTGAATTTGGAGATATCTTTATTTTCTAAATAAGTGTCAAGTTTATCTTTGAAATCGTCTGTCCACAATCCAATCGGTAATTCTTCCACTACTTTGGTTGCTTTGTCTGGAACAATTCTTCCCCAAGAAGTGTATTTTCCATCTGACACTTTTTCTATTTCCCCTGTGTATCCCCTATACCAAGGTTTGATTTCAGGAAATAAAGAAACGGATGAACCATCTTCATCCTCTAAGAAGATTTCTCCATCGTTATTCAACCAAGTTTTTACACATTCTACTAATTCTAACGGATTGTAAGAAGGAATACTTGAAGACCAACCCGAACCAATTCCTTCACAACCGTTGATAAGAATAGTAGGAAGAATAGGAACATAAAACACAGGTTCTACTTCATCACCGTCATCTACCACTCTGTCTAATAGAATATCGTCTTCCGGTCTAAACAACAAACGAGTAAGTGCGTCCAATTTAGTGTGAATGTATCTGGCGTTGGCTGCGTCGGCGCCACCGTTCATTCTACTTCCAAACTGTCCATCTCTGTATAACAAAGGAATGTTATTACTCCCCGGAAACTCGTGAGCCATTTTAGTAATCGTTGTGTATAAATTCTGTTCACCGTGATGATAGGCAGTTTTTTCGGCTACATAACCTGCCAATTGCGCTACCTTTAGTGTTTTTCCAGTGTATTTCAAATTCTTGAGAAAACAAGCAAACAAAGTCTTTCTGTGACTTTCTTTTAATCCATCCATTAAAGAAGGAAGACTTCGTTGACAGTCGTTGAGCGAGAACTTAATCATCTCTGTATTTAAAAAATCAGACATATTCAAGTCTCGGGTTTCGTATTTTTCTTCATCCCATTTTAGAACAATATTGGTGGAATCGTATTTTTCTAACCAATCTTTACGGGCATCTGTCTCTTTGGTGTGAAACACTTTATTCATTGTGTGGTTGAGGTGGTCGTCTGCCTTAAATTCAATCATTTTTCTACCAAACGTGTCTAAAATGTCTTGAGAAGAGGATGAACCCAACCCTTTGTAATACTTTTTATTGATGTTTTTATTTGGATTGGTTCTGGAAAAATCCTGTACGTATTTGTGATATTCTCTCTCGTCATAGAACATTCTTTCTTTATTGTTGGGAAGGTAGACACGAACGATAGGGGTTTGCATACTTGTAATAAACGAACGGTCTCTTTCCAACAAAGAAGGAAACAGTGTATGAACCATATTTTGAATAAGTCCGGAAATATGAAACCCATCACAATCTTGGTCTGTAATAATCATAATCTTTCCGTATCTCAAAGTTTTAAAGTTTTCATCACTGGTGTAATCAACCCCGTGACTAATTCCCAACGCTTTAATAATGTCTGAAATAACTCGGTTTTTAGCAATGGATTCTACTTTAGAATTTCTAACGTTGAGTAATTTACCCCTAAGAGCGTATATACCAAACCAATCACGTCCTTCCTTTCCAAACGCTCCAATTTCAATTCCTTGGACGGCATACGTTTTGGCTGACAGTCCTTCTACAAGAATTAAAGTACAATCACTTGAATACTTACTCCCTTCGTTATTGGCCGAATCAAGTCCCTCAATCTTTACAAACTTGTTCTTTTTTCTTTCAAGTTTTTTCAACGCTCCCAATTCCTTAGACATACGAATTTGGTCGATCACATCCCATTTGAGAAGTGTGTCAATCTCTTTCTTCTTCGGATTGGCTACAACGGGGGATTCCAACTTATGCTTACTCTGTGACTCAAACTCTGGATTAACTACCTTTACAGATACAAAAATTCTAAAATAACGCTTAACATCTCCAATTGTATAACTAGCCGTTTTTGTAGTTAGTTTTTGAACGACAGGACGAAAAATTGCTTCACTCCAAGCATCTACATGAGACCCACCTAGCATCGTGTATACACCGTTTACAAACGATACAGATTCAAATTGGGTTGTAGATGTATTCAGCGGAAGTAAAACAATTTGTTCGTCTTTGTTGTTAATAAACAACACCTCTTCTTTTTTACTTTTTTCTTCTTCGTTGTCAGCGCCGTCATCTTCTTTTTCTTCTTGATTAGACTCGGACTCTGACACCGATAAATACAATCTGGAATACTCTTTCAGGTTTTTGACAGGAATTTTCACATCGTTGAAATAAACGTCAATTCCAGTCAACATAGAAGCATCTACGACATACCGACAGTACAACGCAATAATGTCGTCGGTGTATCCCTTGATGTTAAACTGTTTGAAATCAGGAATCCACGACACCTTAGTGTAACCTTTCTTCTCGGTAAACTTGGTGATGACTGGTTCTTTGGCGGTCTTCATATTGTCGTTCCATTCTTGAGTAAAGAGTTTTTTGTTTTCTGGATCGGCACCAGTGATGGTAAACTTGGTTGAGAATACGTTGGTACACTTCACTCCCATACCGTTTCTTCCTGAAATGTTGTAGCGTTCCTCATCGTCATCGTAGTTGGAAGACGTAAGCAGTTGTCCGAAAATCAAACTGTGGTTGTAGCATTCGTGATCCTTGTCAAACTCAACCGAAATGGATTGACCGTCGTTGGCAACAGACGTTTCTCCAGTCGTTTTGTCAATGTTCACCCGAATGTTAGTACAAGGAGTTTTCGTTTTCTGACTTCTGGACACGTTGTCAATAGCGTTCGACAACGGTTCGATGAAAATGCGTAAAATGGCGGGGGCGTAATCAATCTTTTTGTTGGAAATCTTAAACCCTTCATCGGCGTCAGCAATATAGTCGTTCAACTCACGAGGACGAGTTGAACCGACATACATATCAGGACGATGAAGGATGTGGTCGATAGGGTCAAGTTTGTTGTATTTCTTTCCATTGGTTGTCTTGGACTTTGTAACGGGGGACTTTCCAGCAGGGGTCTTTTCAGTGGGGGTATTCATTTTAACAGATGCCATTGTTTCTTTGCAATTTTTAAAATCCATAATTTAAAAATTCATTTTTTATATAATTTTGTAGTTCTTTTTATAATGGTAATAAAGTTGTATAATTTGGAATTCCGTTCATTTTATAACCAATAATTTTAATGTCGTTTGAGACTTTAGTGAACTCAGCATCTGAATCTAAAAATATATTTCTATCAGCAGTTTGTTCCATTTTAAGAATTTCTTCATCCGACACTTTTTTGTATAAGTAAAGATACCCTCGTTCCGCTATTGCATCGTCTGAATACGGACTTTTTCTTTCTGAATCGTCTATTACAAACGTGGGCATACCGTTTTCATAGACTGAATAAACATAATGACCTCTTTGGGCGCTTGGTCCTACGTGATTAACACAACCTTTAATCATATACTTGGTGTTATTTATGACTAAAATTTTATTGGGAAAGATTTTTTGAGTTATTTTATTTGGTCCTTGAAAACGGACTAACGATAAGATATAATAGTCAGTTGTATCTAACGATTGTAATTCTATTTTTGACCCTCGTATATATCCGGTAGGGTTGGTTTTAGATTTACATTCATCAATTCTGGTGTTGTCTTTATCTTCTTCTTCTATTTGGAAGTTTTCAATTAATTCTTGAAGCGTTGTACTGGATGGATGAATACTTAAAGTGACTATGTTTGATTTTACTTCCTTGTTATGTTGAGTATCTGAATCAAGACAGTAAAATATTTTATTCTGTTTATGATAAATACTATCAAAGAAAAACTTAATCGTATCGTTGGTATCTATTAAACAATCAATCTTTCCTATGATTGACATTAAAAATTCGGTTGAATCTTCTTGTTGTCTATGCTCAAAGTTAGCGTTTCTTAAGAAGATATTATAAACGTTATCGTTTTCAAATTGAATATCTTTCAAACTAAGAACTTGGTTTCTTTTTTGAGTAAATGTATCAAACGTTTCTTTTAAGGCTCCAATTACCTTGTATACATTTTCTTTATCGTTTTTGTGGCATTTTTTACTACTTTCTATTTCGTCTTTTAAAGTCTCCATTTTGATTTCTCGCAGAAATATACGTAAGGTATCAATAGAAAATAAAAAATGCATTAAAGAATTCATATAACATTGCGCCCCACTATCGTTGGTTAACAAACAATACCCTTCTAAAAGGGGATGTTCCTCTCTTATTCTAAGAACTTCTTTTTGTTTATTCGCAAGTTTATTCGCGAATTCATCCGTAAGTTTACGAGCAAGTTCATCATTAACACTTACTTTTAATTGGTCGATATGATAAGGGTTTTTATATGAGTACAATGAAAAAGATGTGTTTATGGGAAGGTTAAGACTTTGAATTCCAAGGTTGTAATTAAAGGAGTTCCAAGTTGTAGCAATATCAATCGCTTTTTCCAACGTATTCGCATTCTGGGCAACATACACATTATCATCTATTAAAGCGTTTTTGAGAAAATACGGTTCGTTTCCAATTTTTATTTCATTGTCTAAAATATACTCTTTTTTATATTCATCTATTAGTTTTTGAATAGATTCTTCTCCAAACAAAAGTTTTTGATTAGACATAATATCAAAATCGGATAATTCTAAATAGTAATCGGTAATAGAGGTTTTTTCGTGGTAATTTAAAATGGTTTTTAGGTCTCGTAAGGCTTTTAGTCTAAGAACGTAGATTAACCGTCTAATCGTTTCCTTATTTCTAACCACTATTTTTTCGTCTTGTAAAATTGGACTATCAAGAGAGAAATTTTTACTTACGTGTTCATAAGAATAATCCTTTATAATTTTGAAGGCCTGTGCGGAAAACTCAAAAATATCTTCTATGATTTCATTCGGGTTTTCTTTTTCTCTACGAGGAACCATAAAGCGGGAGAACATCCAAAAAGTGTATTCACTTAAATATCTAGCCATTTTTTTATTAAAGTTGTATAGTTCTAAAATAGAATTATTTTCGTTTTTAGCAATCATAAAAACTGAAACGTTTCCAATTGTTCCTGATACAGTTTGGCGTTTGTTCGTTTGTGTGCGTTGTTCTTGAATTTTTAACTTTTTAAAAACGGATAGAATTGTATACATTTTAGAAGAATAGTAAACTTTATTGGTTTCAGGGCATCTTATCGGTTGAATAGGGGATACAAATAAAGATACGATTTCTTCATCTACCCTTATATTTAACGCTCTGGTTTTTCCGTATGTATCAATTACTTGAGATACGATTTTAAACGGAAACGTTTCAAACGGAAAAACAATTTCTTCAATCGGTTTATTCAATGCGTAGGAGTTTCTTAGAACGGAATACAACTTTCTTACATTTGTAGCCTCATCGTATGAAAACACGCTTTTAACGTTGGCCGATTTTTCTACCACTTGTTTCTTAACAATCAATTCACATTGAGGATAAGTTGCTTTATCGGTTTCTCCCCCTGTGTGTTCAAAGATGTAGATACAATCTTTTTCCATACGGTTTTTGTAATAACTTTGTAAATGTCTAGGGAGTTGTAAATCCCCATCTGCCGATTTCTTAGAAAAAATGAAAATATTACAATTATACAGTTCTTCCATCATATGCACGAACAATTTTGGGTCAAAATACACGTTTAAATCCATAATAATTTTTCCAATCTCGTCGGTATTTAAATCGTATAATTCCTGTCTACAAGAAGCAATTAAATCTGGTTGATTTAAATTTTCTCTTATTCGGTTGAGATAATCGGCCATCACGTCAGCATCTTTTTCAACCTCTTCTATATTGTTATCGTTTGGAAACGCTTCCATCACACACGCAATGAAACTGTTCTCATTTCTAAACATCCCTCTTCTAATGTATTCATACTTATAATCCCCGTCTGTTAAACTAAAAAAACTTTCTATATTAGAAGGGAGAGTTCCATATTTATTGTATTTCAAGATTTTGCCAGTCGTGATGATATCGTATTTATTCGGTTTAGGTTCTTTCATTTCTTCCCCGTTAAAATACCGCTTGTATTCGTCTTTTTCACTTTGGTCTACTTTGAAACAACACGGAGTATACGGATAAATGTCTGAATTAGAAAGTTTATTTTCTTTTAGTCCAACATACGGATGTTCTTTATGGTTGCACACGTAATATTGCTGGTTATCTCCATCACTTGGAAATACGACCCCCTTTTCTGGGCGGTCTCTTGGAAATTTCATTACGTTCTTTCCTTGTGCTTCTAACCGTAATCCTTCTTGTTCTGATACAATACTAGGCATTCGGGATTGATTACATTTTCTTGTATAATCACTCACAAATAAATCAGGGGCGAAATCCGAAAGTTTAGCGTATTTAACTTTACGTTTCTTTTTACCCTCGCCGGCATTCTCTCCATGAGCATCATCAGCATCACCATCCTCAACATCTTCATCATCATCCTCGTCTTCGTCTTCTACATTCTCTTCTTCTCCAAAAGCCGGAAGATACTTTTTATAATCGGCTATAATAGTCTCTTTTTCTTCGTCGTAGATACTAAACAGTCTTCTTAACATTTCCTGAAACAAACGAATGCTTTCGGTATTTTCAGCTACTGATATAGATACTCTCAAATACGGCATTCCTTCTGGAAAAAAATCTAAATTTTCCCCTGCTAATTTGTAATCGGTTTTTTTAGAAAGTGCCGTTGTATACTTTCCTGTTATGGTGCTGGTTATATATCCAGTGGAAGGATGGTTAAAATACATATAAGTACGTTTTTTAGTGGCCTTTTTCTGTTCGTCTACATTAACAAGTTGTTCGAAAATATCGTTATTCATTACCAAATCTGAAAAGATGTATTTATTGAATGAACGCTGAGGAATATGAAAATACCCTGAAACGGATTTCTCAACTACGTTTACTACAGTCGGTTGAAGAGTAAATATTCTTAACACTTCTTTTTCAATCTCGGTTCTATCGTTTAACGCTGAAGGTTTTTTCGTGTTTTGAATAGACAATTCTATAATCATAACAGTTGTATCGTTTTCGGTTGTTTCCATTTTTACAATTACGTCTGTATACGTATAATCGTTTTTCTTATTTCTGTTCATCACTTTCAGAACGATTGAATCGTCCGTAGTTTTTTCCATTGATTTATCAGGCACAAATTTCTTATAAACTTTATAGAAATTCTTACAAGTCGCAAAGGGAATTCGTTCTGTAAGCACAATACTGTTAAACACTTCTAATAAAGAAATATTTCGTATGGAGGTAACCAGTTTAAATTCTGTGTATTCGGGTTTAAATTCGGTGGCTATAGTCGTTTTAATATCAATTTCTTCAAACTTTTCAAAATTCTCTTTTTCAACCGGAGCGTCCCGATTCAGTTTTTTAATCGCATTTTCTGTTACTTTAAGAATATCCTTAGATGTGTAATAAGTTTCAGCGTATTTTTTAGTAAAAAAGACTTTACTTTTAACCAATTCGTTTATTACGTTATCTACGGTTTTAGTAGAAACAGCATTTTCTTTACAGTATCCAAACCAAATAATCGCTACATCATCCCGTATATTCAATTTAATATCCTCTCGTTTAATCATTTCTAACAATTCTAAAAAAGTTCTTTCAATCGAAGACCCTTTTGAGGCTTGTTTAATAAGATGTAGAATATCAATCACTGTAATCTCTTCTTCTCTTAATTTTGAATAGGTAAGTTCTTCTGGAAAGTGTAAATATTTTGGAAGAGTTTTTATCTCAAACGCTAACCGTTTTTTAAACGTTTCTAACGTATCAAGAAGATATATAGGAATTTCCTTTATATATCCTTCATCCGTTATATTTTTCTTAACTCTTACATTGACCATTTTCTTTATGACTATAAATTAAATTCTTTATTTTACTTTTCTAATTTTATATTAAATAATATAAAATATCGTATAAAACAAATGGTAAAACTGTCTAATAATAGAAAAGAAACAAAAACCCGAAAATCCGTTAGAAAATCCAATTACGTCCAGAAACAATCCAGAATCTTGTCAAAAAGGGTTTTGAACAAGCGTTTAAAGAAACGTTTAACCTTGAAGAAAGACTTAAGCGCCAAAAAACGTTCTTAACGATTGTTCGTCTCTTCCTCCTGAATATTTTCCATTATAACTCCCATCTGGATTAAATAAATAATAACAAGGAACTCCCCCTGAAAATTCAGGATCCCAATTACGAAGACCTTTATACAATTCTCTTTCAGATTCGGCACCATCCGATTGAATAGCGCAAACGGCTACTTTAGAGTTATTTTGAAAGCGTGCGTAATCCGGTTTGGCTTTGGTACACCAACCACAGAAATTCCCTTGGACCATTACAATTGCTGGTTTTCCATCGTTTACATACGGTTTAAGTTTCCAATCAGGAGTAATATCGGTTATTTCAAGATATTTGACATTAGGCATAAAAACGTTTGCGGACATTTGTTATTTTATTATGTGTTTATGTTCAGTTTAAATAATTATAAATTTAAAGTTTGTGAAGTAAAAAGAAAAATGACAATTTTGTTTAAAGCTAAAACGCAGAATGCGTACACTATCAAGATATTAGCTGAGTTGCTCCAGAATAGTATTAAAACTGCGTGTTTTGAAATAGATAACTCTGGAATTAAACTATGTATGATGGATCATCATCGTTCTATTCTTATTCATCTATTTCTTGAAAGCGAAAATTTCTCAGTATATAAATTTGTCCCAAAAGAAAAAATGTTCTTAGGGATTAACCTAAACCATTTTCACAAGATGCTTAAATCTATCAAAAAGAAGGACTCCGTTTGTTTATTCATTGACGACGAATCCCCTACTGATTTAGGGATTAAGGTTATTCCCAAAGAAAATACTCGTATCACCACCTCTTTTGTCAAAATCCAATGTATTCAAACGTTGGATATTGATTTACCAGAAGGCTACTCAAAACCTATCATCGTTCCTAGTTCAGAATATCATAAAATGTGTAAAGATATGGCTCATATCGGCACAACCACTTCAATCGTTTCTAAAAATTTTCACATCAAATTTATCTGTAATGCTGGAAGTATAATGAAACGCCACGTCGAATTTGGAGAAAACGAAGGATCGGATGACGAAGACGATAAACAAGAATATTCAAGCGACTTAGATACAGAGCAACTTTCTAGAATTACTAAGATTTCAGGGTTAAGTTCCAGTATTCATATTTACACTAAAGAAGGACTTCCTATATTATTCAAAACTGATATTGGCGGGTTAGGTAAAATTTCAATTTATATGAAAACGAAGGATTTGATAGAAAACGATAATCGATCTATTGAGGAATGAATAAAGAATTGATTTTAAAAATGTGGTAATTATTTTTAAAATAAATGTCAAAATGTATTAGTAAAAATTGTATAAAAATTGCTATTTTTAATTTACCTAATGAAACTAAGTGGTTATATTGTAAAGAACATAAAAAAGAAAATATGATAGACATTAAAAATAAAAGTTGCACTGAACCTGATTGTAAAACGCGTCCAACTTATAATAAAAAAGGAGAAACAAAAGCAATATATTGTAGTAAACATAAAAAAGAGGATATGATAAATGTTGTAAGCAAAAAATGCATTTTTGATAATTGTATGACAATACCGACTTTTAATAAAAAAGGAGAAACAAAAGCAATATATTGTAAAGAACATAAAACGGAAGATATGATTTGTATTAAAGAAAAAAGATGTTGCACTGAACCTGATTGTAAAACGCGTCCAACTTATAATAAAAAAGGAGAAACAAAAGCAATATATTGTAGTAAACATAAAAAAGAGGATATGATAAATGTTGTAAGCAAAACGTGTATTTATCCTGATTGTAAAACACTTCCAAATTATAATAAAGAAGGAGAAAAATTAGCAATATATTGCAAAAAACATAAAATAGAAGATATGATAGATATAAAACATAAAACATGTGTTTTTAAAAATTGTGCAACAAGACCGACTTATAGTTTGCCAACTGAAATTATAAGTTTATATTGTAAAAAACACAAAGAAGAAGGAATGATTGACGTTAGTAAACGTAATATTTGCAATTTTGATAATTGTAATAAAAAACCTTGTTATAATATACCAAATGAAACAAAAGGATTGTATTGTGCTGACCATAAAAAGGAAAATATGATTAATGTTATAAGTAAAACGTGTATTTATCCCGATTGTAAAACACTTCCAAATTATAATAAAGAAGGAGAAAAATTAGCAATATACTGTAATCAGCATAAAGAAGAAGGAATGATAAACGTTAAAAATAAAAGATGTATTTATCCTGATTGTAAAATACGTTCATCTTACAATAAAGAAGGAGAAAAAACATCAATATATTGTAATCAGCATAAAGAAGATGGAATGATAAATTTGTATTGTAAACGGTGTATTTTTGATAATTGCTTGACAATACCAACTTTTAATTTTCATAATGAAATTATTGGAATATACTGTAATCAGCATAAAAAAGACGGAATGATAAATGTTGTTAATAAAACATGCATTTATCCTGACTGTAAAACTCTTCCAAATTATAATAAAGAAGGGGAAAAAATAGCAATATATTGTAATCAGCATAAAGAAGAAGGAATGATAAACGTTAAAAATAAAAGATGTATTTTTGAAAATTGTTTTAAAAGACCCAGTTTTAATTCACCGTCTGAGACTTCGTGTTTATTCTGTTTTGAACATAAACAACCTAATATGATAAATGTTACCAATAATTCATCAAACTGTCAATATACCGATTGTAAAGAAAGATCAATGTTCGGCTTTGCAAACAAACGAGTTCAATTTTGTATAAAACATAAACAACCTAATATGATAAATCTAGTTTTAGAAAATAAATGTTCGATATTAAATTGTGAAGAAGAATATGAATCTATAGTCGACGAAAATAAATACTGTAATCATCATACACCAGAAAATTATTATAATAAAGCTAAAAAATTATGTAAATATTGTGATATCAAGGAAAATATAGATTTTGTTTGTAAAGATTGTAAGAAAATACAAAATAAAAAGGAATGGGCAGTTGTTAGATACTTACGAACAGTCATTGATACAAAGTTTGAATACAATAGTAGTAAAATGTTAAACGGTTGTTCTAAAAAACGCCCTGATATTTATTTTGAATTAGATAAACATTGTGTGATTGTTGAGGTAGATGAACACCAACATAATACATATGAAGACAGTTGTGAATGTGCTAGACTAAATGAAATTGTTAATGGTATTGGGGGTAAAAGTGTTATAATAATTAGATATAATCCAGATACTATTAAAAATAAAGGAAAGAATATACACATAAATAACGCTGAACGCATTGATTTATTAGTTGAAACTATAAAGAAAGAATTAGTAAAAAATTATGAGAGATTTATAATAAAAATAGTCCAAGTTTGTTATAATGACAACTATGAAAAGTATGAAAAAATTAAAGAAGAAGATATTACTAGTATAGTATGCGTTTAAGCATAATTGTTAAGCATAATTGTTATAAATAATTATTTATAACAATAACATAATACTATTAAATGAGTATCAAAAACTTTGATGATATTAAAAACGTGTTTTATATTAATTTAGAAAGCAGAGTTGATAGAAAAACCCATATAGAACAAGAACTTAAAAAAGTAAATCTAAACGGTTCCAGAATAGATGCTGTAAAAATAGATAAAACAAACTCGGAATTTAAGCATTCTCCTTTAAAACAAGGGTTAATAGGGTGCACCTTAAGTCATATCAAATGTTTAGAAATAGCACTTGAACGTAAATTTAACCATATAATGATATTCGAAGATGACGCTGAATTTATCTATCCAGAATTGTTACAAAGTAAAATTAATAATTTTCTAGAAACATGTAGAGAATGGGATTTTGTCTTTATTTCTGGTGATAATATTGGACAATTTGAACAAGTCAATGAAAATTATATAAAAGTCAACAGATGTCAAACAACTGGTTGTTACCTTGTGAATGGGCGTTATATCAAAACTTTAATCGATAATATGAAAGAAGCCTTAATAAAAGAAGAACCGTTTGATACGTTCTTCTTTTCACTCCAAAAAGTTCATAACTGGTATTTATTAACCCCCGTTCTATGTACTCAACGTGATGATTATAGTGATATTGAATTACAAAATGTTAGTTATAGCAGTAGAATTTTAAGATTTAATAAGGAAGGATAAATTAAAACTTAAACATTTCATAGTTCTTTTTAAAGAATATCTTCTAACATGTCTTTTAATATGTTAACTAATATGCCGAGTTCTATGCCGAGTTCTATGCCCAATTTGCCTAGTTCCACATCAAACATTCAAGTTAATTCGGCAAATACTGTAAAGTTGCCGATTAAAGAACTGAATTTAGACCTTTTACAACCGAATTCTGAGACTTATATGAACCCAACTCAAGGAGGTTGTAAACACGTTATTATTGGAAAGCCCGGAACTGGAAAAAGTACCTTAATTGCTGCGTTATTATACGGGAAGAAAAATATTTATCCTTGTGGTGTTGTATTCTCTGGAACGGAAGACAGTAACGGTTTCTATAAAAAAATCTTTCCTGAGACTTTCATTTTTAATAAATACGATGAAGAACAATTGAAAACAGTTATTCAACGTCAAAAAATTGCCTGTAAACACGTAGAGAACCCTTGGGCAGTGGTTTTATTAGATGATTGCACGGATACCCCTGGGGTTTTTAATAAACCCCTTCAACAAGGGATTTACAAAAATGCTCGTCATTGGAAAATGTGGTATATTCTATCTTTACAATACTGTATGGACGTTAAACCGGTTATTCGAACCAATATTGACGGTACTTTCATTCTTCGTGAAACCAATATGAGAAACCGTAAATCACTCTGGGAAAACTACGCAGGAGTTGTTCCAGATTTTGGACAGTTCTGTGATATTATGGACCAAATGACGGATGATTATACGGCTCTATACATTCACAACGCCACCAAAAGTAATAAACTTGAAGATTGTTTATTTTGGTTCAAAGCCCGACAAGTCCCTGAAGGATTTAAATTTGGATGCCCCGATTTTTGGGAATTTCATAATGTAAGGTTTAACAAAGAGTATGTTGATACGTTTATAGTTTAAAGGGTTTTTAAACACTACTTAATCAAATTTATAATTATATAAATATTTATATAACTATATAAATAAAATGAACAATTCAGAAACACAATTTATTTATGATTTTACTATTATAGATGACATTTTGATAGAAACTACAAATACGTTTATAAATGTTTATAAATATATAGATGATGATTTTGTGTTACAGAAGAAAATAAGGACGCTTGGTAATTCAAATTTGAAAAATTCAGTTTGCATAACAAAGAAAATTCAGAATGCTTACTATTATTTCACAGTAATTAGTTCGTATAATACATCGTTGGATATTTTTAAATTAACAGCATCTACAATGGCAGTAGATTATATAAAATCTGAAAAACTCGCAAATACGTTTTCTAAAAATATAACATGCGATATAATAACAGATAATACTTCGTTGAGTTGTAAGTTATTTACAACGACTATAGCTAACAACAAATTAGCGTCGACCTATTTGTCTGTTAACCAAATTAATGGAAGTTACGGAAATCCGTCTACAAGTAAAAATGCTAATAGTATTATTGGAAATCCCCCTGTAAATAATAGTTCTTTAGCTATTATATTATTCGATACTTTTACTCAATCAACAACGATTTATAAATGTGTATATGTATCGTCGGATACGACTAATTGTATAAATATATACGCATCCGATAATAACATATTGACAATAGATAATTTACCACTAAATTTTGCGTGTCAAGTTCAGTTTATGAAAATTGGAACACGCCTTAATTTAGTAGTTCTTGAAAACAGTAATTATATATTTTACGATTTAAATATAGATTTAAGTACAATACCGGCTAACCTTAGTTTAATTAAACCGTTAACATTATGTTGCGAAAAAGTGAACTTTACATATGTAAAATATAGCAGTACTGAAAAAATTTTAACATTTG